CGCGCTCTCGCGGCCACCCGTGCCAATGAAAGTCCCGTCCACGATATTCATGTTCACGGCCAAAAGAACGGCCATAATGATCATTACGCAAACGTCCATCGCGAATATCTACATGAGGAGTACGATAAGCATTTTGACGTTGAACAGGTTGACTAAATCTCGAGGAGTTTGAAGATCTTGTGGTGGACCGATAAGTTGATGAAGTACTGGATCTAGGAGCAGAAGCATGTGTGCTGCCCATGCTACCACGACTTACACCACCTCCACCTGAATGACTACCTCCACCACTGTGTTGTGATAGAGCAACCGGGCTAAGTAGCAACATTGCTGCTGCTAGAAAAAGAATCTTCTTTATCATATAGCCTCCATAAACTTAAGTACTGTACATCTTGTAAGCTGGCCAAGTTTCAAAACGAGTCAAAAAACTATTGTCTGCGTTTCGATCTGCCATTGCCCAAGTAAATTGAGCCGAACTCTTATAAGGATCTAAAGCAGGGAATGCTTCTTTGGCAGCTGCAAAATTAGGGAATGATTGAACTCCCCAACCATCCGGGGTTATTTGACCATTTTTTACACCTACAACTTGAACAGGATAATCAGGTGAAAATCCTACCCATGCTGCTGTTTTACTAGAAGAACCAAATCGCGGATCTCGCTTTTTAGGAATATAATCTGAACCTGGTATCGAGCGAGGCACCCAATCTGTAACTGGACGACCCTTAGCTTCATCCCATTTTAAACCGTATTGAGCTAAAATTTGTTTAGATTCTTCTACACTGGGACCGCCCATCACACCCAGCATAGGTGCGGGCATCTTTAGATTTTGTATCGCAATCTTTAATTGAGCATACTCAGGAGTGCCCTTTTCTGGCATTGGCTTTGTAATCTTAGTTGAAGGTGTCCGTCCATGACGACGATCGTATTCTTCTTTACCTTGTTGAACAGCGTTCTGCATTTCTGGATCAACAGGAGGAGTCAAAGCAGCTTTACTTGTTCGTTTTCCTACAGCATGACTAGCTTTGGTTTGCTGCATCATACGGAAAACAGGTGAGTCTTTGGGTTCGTTTTCAAAATAAGTCTCCCAATCGCGACGTTTGTTGGGATCGTTCTCGTAGTTACTTTCCCACAATTTGTAGAATTCATCTTCAAATGGAGCAAATTGCTCTTGAATAGCGTCATAAGCTTGATTGTAAGCTTCTTCACTCATGTTGCCCCAATTTCCAGAACGCTGATCTTGAATATCGCTAACATCGACCCGAGCAGCTTGTGAGAAGATCTTAGCAATATCTTCTCGGCCCTTATCCTTGAAGAATTTTGCTGTACGATGAATCATGCTAGGCACATTATATTCTTCGCGGTTACGACCCGAATAATTATCCCACAATTGCATAAAACCACCGTTCAGAACTTGAGCAACAACGATTTCCGCATCTTCTTGATAAGGATGAACTGCTGCTGCTTTTAGACTTGCTTTCTTAGGAAGAGGATTTTTCTCAGATGCACGTACTTCTTGTACAAGTTCACTGCAATTTATACGGAGGCCACTCTTTACCAATTCACCAATGATTTGAGGATAGTTTACCGTAACAACATGACCCTTTGATAATCCAATAGGTTCTGCTGATGGACGACCGCCATGAGTTCCCATAGGCTCAATAGGAAAAGGAACAGGCATACCTTCTTGATAAACAAAGACTAAAGTCCACTCGCGACCAAACATGTTACCATATTGTTTTACGCAAGAATCAGGCAGTTGTTCTCCACCTGTCCAATTGGCATATTCTTGCTCAGCTTGTTCTAAGTATTGTGATCCTTTGTATTTAAGGACTAGTCTGTAACCTTGACCTTGTAAAGCGGAAGCAAATTGTGCCATATCTCCGCTTATTTCAGGAACAACAACAGATTTGGTACTCTTGAGTTTATCTCTAGAAATACTGAACGCTGCGTCAGGATCGCCAAGAGGACAAACTCTCCAAAGATTTCCTGTGCTTTCCAAAACTTCTACTGGTTCGCCTTTCCACATGTAAGTCTCGGGAGCTACACCTGGTGCAGCAGCGCCATCGGCGGTTTGTAAGAAAGCAGCAAAACGAGAAGGGAGACCAGTACGATCAAATGCTTTTCCTAATTCTAGGCTAGCTTGATCGCCAGCATTCTTTTGCACGCTTTCAATAGCATCACTGAAATCATCTGCTGTAATATGAAAATCTTCAAGTCGATTCTGGCTCACTGTTATGCTCCTTGAGCTTCACGAGTTCCTACAACGAACTTATACTTCATCACCATAGTGTCCGTATCGATGCTCTCAGCACGGACAAAAACTTCGTACACGAAGCCACCATCTTGTTCTTTATTCCAAACAGCCGATTGTGCCCAAGCATCATTAATGGCATTCTGGATTTCTCCATCGTTCAATTTGTCTAACAAATACTTTACACGAGAAGCCGGATCAACAACCGTGGCATCTACAGGCATAAATCCTGGCTGTGCCTTTTCTACTTGAGCCAGTTGAACTTCACCCATACCGGGAACCTTATCCATCAATGGGCGAGAAGTAACCTTGAATGCTGAGACTAGAGCGGCTGCAATTTCACCGCAGACTTTCTTTAAGAATTTGGAGAATTGCTTAGGTTCGTCTGATGCTGCTACTTTCTTACTTACAATAGCTAGAGCCGAACCATCTGGACCCGGAGTATACTGCTGATGAAATTCATCCGTAAACATCATACCACGGATGTCGTTTTCTTTACGAAGCGGAGCACCCTCTAACACTTCGGGCTTACCATCACGACCTATGCCCGCACCAGCTGCAGGAGAAGTACTCACATAACTAAGTTTGGTGGTATCAAGAGATTCATCGGCTGCCTCGGCGATGTCGCTATCGTAACCCTGAGAAATGTCGATATCCTCAATCATAGGACTGTTGGTGTCGTTTGGATAGTCTACGAGTTCATGCTGAAGTTCAGGATAGAATTCGCGCAGAGCTTGTCCTGGGAAGAAGAAATTGAATCCTGCTTTCTTTTCAGCTGGGACTTTGTAGTATCCTTTTCCGTTGCACTTTACACAGTTAGGATTATCTTTTCCATTGCAGTAGGAACACTTTTCCCAAGTTTGACCTTTTTCGTCTTTCCACTGATTGCTTGATTTCTTTTCTTTCTTGAAAAATGGTTCCATATTACGTTCCTTCCGATCCTTTGCAGTTTTAGCTTCTTTCTTTGCAAATTCAACATCGGCTACTGCTTGAGCATCACTCGTGGTCATGCCCTCGGCTTCAAGTTCGCGCACACGCTTGGCATAACCCGGTGGATCGTTTGGAGCATCTTGCTTCTTATCCCAACATTCTTGACAATATCCAAAATAAGGAACAGGTCTTTCTCTCCTGCATTCCTTACAGTTTCCTATTGTTGTTTGATGCTCGTAACCGTCAGCTTCTTTTTCTTGAATTGCACTAATCATCGGCGTATGTCCATCTATGTCCGTTCCACCATCAGCTCCAGTAGAACCATCATTTGTAATTGGTATCTTTGATGCTGAAGCAATATTGATAATCACCTGAGTTCCGGCATTACCTTCAGCTTTCGGGACAGTCACTTCTTCCACTTTACCTACACCAGGAACATGAACATCCGTTTCTACTCCATGATCTTTAGCCGCATTTTGAACTTGCTCTAATTCGTTTTCCTTTTCACCAATGCTCTTGCCAACTTCCATCTCCTGTTGAGTCTCAAGAGCCTCGCGCATAGCATTTACATTTCCGCTTTCGGGTGATTCAAGATTGCCCGGCAGAACTAAAGTTCCTGTTGCTGTCTTTTTAGGAATTGTTCCCAACGTGGAACAAGTAGTACACTGTTTCTCATTACCACGAATTGCATGCTTAGTTTCACGACGACACTTTGAACAATATGAAGTCTGGAAACCGGAATTCTCATGCTCCTCAGCTGTCTTAGGATGAGTAGAAGCCCGAGGACATCCGCCATCCTTTGTCAACTCACACTTGCACACAGGGCAGTTGCCACTATCTTTTGCAGTCTTCTTGGAACCCTTCCGTTCGTACCATTCTGGATTTGTACTCATTAACTTTAGATATTCTACCGCACACTTTCGGCAAGCTGCTCTTAATTGAGCTTTACCGGATTCGGATTCTATATCAATTGGAACTCGAAGATCCCAAGCGACCGTTCTACCACACAGGGCAGGTGTATCGGCTCCGCCGCCTAACATAACTCCTTTCGGTCCCTTTTCACGAATATGCCAAGGAGAAGCACCACCAGCTGTTACCGTTTCACAATAGAAGAATTTCGCATTTGCTAATTTATCTTCTGGTAGTTCGGGAGACTTCTTGTTCCAAAAGGCTGCTGTCTTTGTTGATCCCGAATGAGCATGCATGTCTTGCAAATGTTTCTTAGCTTTATCCTCTGTTGTATGAGAAGAAAGAATCTTACCCGTTTCATGGGAATAGACACACCATTCCGCCAGATTACCATCGGAGTTCCGATGTCCAGGACAATGCTTAACGTAAGCAACTTTTTGCATAGAACCAAATTTATCCACTAAACCCACATTTCCGCAATTATTGCACTTTGCTGCTCTTCCACCTTTAGAATTTATCCAAACAGTATTTCTACTCCCACAAACAGGACAATTTCCAGGTCCCCCTCCCTTCTTATCGCCAGCAACTTTTTCGTCTTCTAATTGTAATTCTTTCACGCATCCATCGCAAAGAGACGTTATCCGCTCAACAGGTACTTTTAATTTATGGCAACGAGTGCAGCCCTTTAAAAGTGCCGTTTTAATGGATGCTGTTTGTTTAGATTGAGGAACATGCTCAATTTTAAGATTAGAAGAGCTAACTGCTCCGCAATTTAAACACTTAACTCCTTCTGGACATGTAGTAAGATCTTGGGCATTACACTCCCGTGCCACTTTTCCTATCTTTTTAGATTCATGACCTGTTCCATCACAAGCACGGCAAACTCTACCATTTTGCATTCCTGAACCACCGCAAGCTTCGCAAACTACCCATGCTTTCTTTTCTATTTCAGAACTTGATTTCTCTTGCAATTCTTTTTCTTTCAGCCAACCAGGAATGTTCGGCTCGCCTTTCCCAACTTCAGCGGGTTTCTTATAAGGCCGCAATTTATCCATGTATTTCTCAACCAAAGCATTTACCGCTCCTGCTGGCTTCTGGATGTTAGCGTAGTCTTTTTGAAACTGCTCGGCATCTGGACCACGTAGGACGTATTCACGTCCGTTCATAATGACGAGCATGTGGAAACCCTCTCCATCTTCTCCTTCCTCAACGGTAATTGAGGCATTCTTGATGTAAGAAGCTACTTTTTCACGAGCAGACGATTCTTTGCGATGATAATGACCACACTTCGGGCAACGTTCTCCGCCAACTCCTTTGTTGCAACCGCATTGGTAACAATCAGCGGTCTTTACTGTTGCCTCTTCTTTCTTATCGTCTTCAATTTTCTGCCAGCACTGATGGCAGAGTCCCTCATCATCTAAGCTACGATCCTTACCGCACTCTTTGCACTTTCCCATCTTGCGGGCAGTCTTTGAAGAAGCATTTTTAGCTAGATCTTCAAAACCAGACATATTAACAAAAGCTTTTTCTGTGAGATAACCATTTTGATCTAAATAATTTTTCTTCTGAAGTTCATTCAATACGAGAGGATCGGCATTTCCGCCTTCCATTGAATAATCAAAATTACGCCAATCTGTAATTCCATAATCATCAAGATTTATAGCTATATCGCCAATAAATTGCAATAAATCAGCAGCTTTTGCTGAAAGATCCAGTGCGGATGCAGTCTTAGATTCTTCCTTCTTTCCTTCTCGTTCTTTCTTTTGTTTTTCCCATTCCTCTTCATTAAAACCTTCTGGTGATCCTCGAGGAGAGCAGAATTTGCATTCACAACCATCTCTGTGGCCGCCAGCAGCTTTAGACTTTTCTTTTTTGCCTTTTGGGCATGACTTGTTGGCACCCTGAACAGACCATTTTTCTCCACAGTACTCACACTTGCCATCAACAAAAGAGTGAGGAGTAAACTTAGCAGCGGTCTTAGGTTCTTCCGATTCAGATTTTGATTCTTCAGATTTTGATTCTTCAACTTTCGATTCTTCAGGCTTCGGTTCTTGGGATTCCTGTTGCTTTGATTCCTGTTGCTTTGGTTCCTCATGCTTGGTAGCCGAATTCTCAAGAGCAGCGGGAACAGCCTGAGCCTGACTATCACTTATGGATCTTTCCTTCTCAGGAGTATCCGATTTCGCTGATTCAGGCAAAGCGCCAATCCCACCTCCTGGCTTAGGTTGTTTGTTGTTCTCATCATTAGGCACCTCAACCAGAGGTGCTTGACCCATGTCCTGTAAGACTTCATTCAAGATGTCATCATTGCTAGGAACATCGTCAGCAAACTTACGACGATCCCCATACTTCTTCTGTAACATTGCTTCATGCTTGGCTCGTTTATCCTGACTATGCTGCGAAGCAGCCACAAAACGCTCAATAGTCTCACCTTTCCAAGCAGATGAAGCTTGAATTTGGTACTCTGCATTGTCATCAACATCGGCAGTAACTTCTTTGTTGATGATGTCGTTCAGAAGACCTATAGAATCGACATACTGAACAGTTGATTCAGCCATGTTGCGTGGATCGATAAAACCGTCTTCAATTAGACCAGCAGCATCTTCATCCCAAACATCAAGGACTTCTTTATCACAACATTCGTCCATCAAACGTATATTGAAACGGTCCCGCTCTTCCCACGTGGTCAAATGAAATTGATGACCTTTGTAGTCGTAGAATTCATTACGATCTTTGGCTTGCTTTATCAAACTGCCCTTGACACTTCTGTAACCACCGTTGATTACATTTTCTATAGCACGCAAGTCACGCATGAGATCTTGCTTACCATAAGGAGCCGCTTGAAGCTTTTGAACAATTGTAGCACGATCATCGCCTGTTGCTTGTTCCAACTTTTGAATTTCTGCTTCTTGCCAACTGGTAAATTGATTTTCTATGGCTTTAAAAGTTGCACCAGGTTTTTCCAGTAGACCATCGGTTAAATACTCGGCAGCAGAACTCAAAGTTTGGGATGGAGTTAATTCAGGATATGCTTTACTGAGTTTACCTGTAACAAGCATACGATCCCCAACATATTCTACTAGACGGCGGAAACCGTAGCTGCGACGTGGATAGATATTTGTTAAACCCGGTTCTCCTACAATTACATCGGCACCGCAAACTTCCTGCCAATGATCTCGTGGACCGCTATTTTCCCACATACCGTCAGAAATCTGACCCTCTAGTTCACAAGTCCACAGCCAAACTTGAGTCTTATTGGCAAAACGGATCTGCCCATCAGAAACACCAGCAGTCTTAACAGAAATGTCCGACAGATTACTGCTCTCGTGTATGCCGTAACCACCCGGAGCTTTAGGATCAAAGAAAGACTTTCTTGGACTATCTTTGGTTGCGGTCATTTGATACTCAATGGCTTGTTTCATGCCTTCAACACTATTGAAGCCACTAGGATAAGTATCCTGGATCCAACCATAATCAACAGGGTTGCCACCACGTTGTTTAATAGCATCCACCATTGCTGGATTATTTTTGAAGAATTTTGGTCCAGTTGTGTGCCAATGGCAAACTCGCCCACCCTGAAGATGTCCTTCTATTTGCACATCAATACGACGATCTCCTCCAACTTCTTTTTCATAAGTAAAGGGAGCACTGCGGCTCGTGCGCTTAAAACCCAAGGCACGAAGCTCTCTAAAATAATCTGAATCAGCAGTCTTAACAGCAGCACGCTTTGGAGTTCCGTCGGAATTCAATTCAATACCGATTGGTTCTTGTTCGCTTTCATGAGCTTTGGCTGCTTCTTCATTGAATTTGACTTCACTAACTTCTTTATTCTTCTTAGCATCGGCAGCTTCGGTACCTGGTCCAACGTTGGTTGTTCCTGCGGGTACACCATGTGGTGCTTCGCAAGCTTCTTTAGAAGATTTCTTTGTCTTTTGGCATTCAGCACAAAGTTTTTCTTTTGTTATTTGATGGCATTCATTAGATCCACGATGAGCGGGGCAAGCATGATCAGAGCATTCACAAAAATGATCTTTTTTAGCAGCTAAACGAGGAACTTTCTGACTGCCTTCCTCGTGATGTTCTTCTCCGGCTTCTTGAGGAGTCTTAACTCCCAAAGCTTTTTCAACCGCCATACCTAAAGCATCAAAGACACTGATTTCCTCAGGAGCTAGAGTTTCCTTAGTAACAGCATCGGCAGTTTTAACAGACAAGAAAATCTTCGGCTTATCCGCGCTACCCAATTTATTAAGAACAGGATAAGCTCTCAACGGATTCTGGGACAATTCAGGGAAAGGCAGCTTAGGAGTAATGTCCGTTACATCCAGTTTATCTGTACTGACGTCGGTCATTAGCGCATCAAATGCACTAGACAACCGTGGATCGTAGTAAGCACCAAACACTAGATGACGCAGCTTGGTACGAAGCTTTTCGTCATCCTTGTCAAATTTAAATACAACATATTCCCGCTTGTTGAACCAGTGAGGAGCAAACAATACAATGGATTCAAACTTGCCATCAGGAGTCTTGAATAGTTTGTCCTTAATGGTTGACATATCGGCTTGACTGTACTCATCGAATTCATTGTCGCCAATGCGATGAGTAATCAAATCGGATACTTCCTCACCACCAAATTCCTTTACCAGGCAGCCATACAGCAAGGCAATGGGAAATCCTTCGAGTTTATCGGCAATCTTGGCAGGGATAATATAGAGACGACCAATAGCAATGTTTTGACGGAATCCCTTGTAAAAAACTTCAAAGGATTGAACATCGCCCGTGCTGCGAGCTTCTTTCTCTCCCGCTTTAGTTGCTTCGACCACTTTTGTCAACAAGCCTTCATTGACTTGAAAGCTCTGGAATGATTTGAGTGCTACTGTTCCGCTTTGACCCATGAGATTCCTCTCTTATTTAATCCTAATATCGATCTTCTCCGATTCACGTCGGATACTCGGTTCAGCCATCGCCATTGCATCGGCAAATTGCAACATGATATTCTTGACCATGGTTCCGTCTAATTCTGCTTCTTCCAGTGTCTTCTTAAACAAGTTGCAAATTTCCGTCAATACAAACTTGAAACGCGGTCCATCAAAATTGAGCGCATCTTTCTTGCTCAAGATGTCCGTATCGTTACACTGCTTAGCAAGTGCCGTAAGAACTTTAACTTGCGTCTCCCAGGCTTTTTGCTTCCAAGCATCACCCGGATCCTTACCCTGTCGCACTGCATCTTTAGCAATCTTCCCTAACTCGATTGTAATCAGACGACTCACTTCTACAATCGGAGTGTTGGGATCCTCTAACTTCTTAAGGATCTCATCAAACTTGTCGATATTTCCCGTCTCAGCAGGTTTTGGCTGCGCTACACCTTCTAAGACTTGAAAATCTACCGTCTCAGTTCGATTTATCGAATCCATTACTCCACGTCTCCCAGGCTAAAAGAACTCTTCACCTGGACATCAAGACGTGCTGGTTCTTTGATATCGATATCTCCCGCATCAATCGGGAAATTTCCTACCAAGTCATATTCAGCCAGTATTGAGCGTCCATCCGTGGGAGCGCCTTCAGCTATCTTGTGATTGTTGCTTTGCTTTTCCATACCAGGGAAGCTGAGCAACGTACCACCAGTCAATCCACAATGCATTCCTTGACGATACACGCAAGAAGCGCATTTCTCAGCACCAACAATTGCATTCTGTACGCCTAACTTCTGTTTCAAGAATGTGCAATCTATCTGAGATAGAGCAATCTTAGTTCCATTCCGCTTTAATCCAGCAATGAATGCTTTTACAGCTGCCCCGGCTTGAACCGATCCAATCTTACGAGCAGCCGCAGTATAGATCTTCTCAATTGAATGACCTTTCTTGTGTAGAGCTTCAACCGTGTTAGCATCAAATTGGAAAGAAGATGCTTTCTTTTGATGACCCAAACGAGCGATTTCAGGACTGCGTTCGGTTACTTGTTCACTGACGCGAACAATCATGTCACTCTTAGTTGCTTCTCTAAAATGATTGTGTTCCTTGTTTGCAATCTTAACCAAGGTAGCTTTCTTATGACCGTCGGGAACTCCTGCTGTAAGTTTGTTCACAATGGCTTTGGCTTCGGCTGCTGTAGTGATAATAGGCAGGTGATACAGATTACAAGTCTTTTGACCTGACTGCTTATTAAAATACTGGCATCCTGCACAAGCTTTGATCTGCTTTACCGATTTAGCTTGTACTTTACCCATGCGAACCTTAACCCGTTCATAACTCTTGGGGCAAGAATCCATGTAATGATTTGGTTCTAGATAAGCTAGACCCAAAAGTCCAGCATTCTGATTCAGATACTCTTCGGACATTTGACGATTAAAGAAAGGTTGATTTTCGGCTAGTTTCTGCAAACGAGCAGCAATCTTAGAAGGTGATTCCCCTTGATTGAGTAGATCTCTAACATACTTCTTGATTTCTGCATCACTAACGGTCTTGCCTTCCAGTTCAGCATTAGCAGGTGCCTTCTTAATGTTGTAAGTCTTCTCCAACATTACACTGGCATCATCTGCCATCTCGTTTACAAAATCTTCTGCTCCAGCATAACGACTACCTGTTACAGGACCCTCGCTAGCACGCTCACGAGCTTCTTTGGCTTGTTGTTTTTCAGCGGCTGCGGCGCGAGCTTGTGCTAAACGAGCTTCCCGATTTTGTTTCTCCCGTGCAGGAGCATTTGCGCTATGAGGACCCCAAATAGGTGTGTGATGAGACTCTGCGCTTTCGGCAATTTCGTCTTCAAATTCTGTGTCCACAAACTTGTGAGTACGGTCCTGTTGCACTTCACCGGAGTCCTTCTCGGCTTCGAGATCTAGTTCTTCCCAATTAGGTTCACGATCGTCAAGGAAAGCATCTATGATTGATGAGTACGCTTTTTCTGCCATAATTAGTATCCTTAGAGAGTCAGATCATCAAGTACCGATGTCAAGAACTCCATTGGTCGATTCTTTGGTGCTGCTGGAATTGAACTGCCATCGTCAACTGCTTCATCCGCAACTAGCTTGACGATTTTATTGCCTCGTACTGCCCAAAAATCACGAGTCGATGGGCATTCGTAAACATTTCCTGCCACACGATTTAGACCCATGCTAGCAACTTTCTTCTGCGCTTCGGGAGAAATGGAAGCAAAATGATTACCGTTCTTGTACTTCTCTTCCATTAAACCGTTGGGATAATAGTACATGCCCTCGTTGTCTTCGTAGATCCCAGCTTCGCCTAGTGTGATGGGAGCACTGAATAATTTCATGTCCGGAAGGCTCATCAGTTGAACCATGCGGTTATCTAGAACCTTGAATCCCATCTTTTTTCCAGCTACACGCATGTGCATACAAACTTCAGAATAAGGCATTACAGCTTCGCCAACATCTCCGACATTGACACGAACCATTTTTTGTGCACTAATAACACGATTTTCCAGACGAGGCTCTACAACAGCATGAGCAGTGTAATTTGCAAACTTTCGCATTAGAGGCACCTCACTTGAGGTTGCGAAATTCGGTTTTCCCATAAACAACCGTTTTTTCAACCCTCTATAAGAAGCGCAAAGTTATCGAACTTCCGACTGCTTTATTGAGGAACATATGCAAATAGTCAATAATCTAATCTTCAGTTCCACCAATGCTGCCGATGGCGCATGGCAAGATGTAAGCAACATGGTGATGTTTTCAATTTATGTCAAAGGAATTGAAGCAAAAGTTTGGGTAGAAGTTTCAAACGATCCCAACGTGAAATATGATGGGCCTAATGGACAATTACTGGCTCCCGGAGCACCCGTTCTTTCTCAATTTACTTATGGTTCTCTACCTGCTCAATCGGTCAACGTAGAACTTACTTATACAACTCGCAATCAGCCTATCGTAACACCTACTCCGCTTTATAGCATGGCAGTAGGGGAGACTCTACCGGGTGCTTCGGCTTCCTTGGCGGTACTAGCTGGAAATACGCTGCAAATTGCTTCTCCTCCTGCTGATGCCGCAGGAATAGCCACTGGATACAATGTCTACATCCAGAATACTGCTGGAGTTTATGTTCTACAAAATACACGCGGCGGTCCCAATGCTTCAAACGATTCTTCGGTTTATGATGGACCAATTCCACTAGGAACACCCTTTATTATGCGAATGGGTTATTTTGATTCTAGCATTCCTGCTCCCGTTACGGATACAAGTGGTGGACCAGCAGTTGGAATCAACATTCAAGGAACAGGTGGAACACTTTCTTCTGTTGTAGCACTAACAAATGAATATCCAGTTGCGCTCATCGGAGACACCAACGCAGATGCAGTAACAGTGGCTCCTTCATCTATGACATGGAAGTGGGTTCGAGTTCGTAAAGATAGCACGACACAAGGTAAAGCAACAAAGGCTTGGATCTGTGGTGGCATGGGTTAATTGCGTATTCACAGAAAAACACAAACTTCGGAAGTTATTTTAGAGGAGCTATAAACATATGGCAACACCAACTTTAGTGCAGGTAACACATAATCAGATCAATTCCCTTGCAGCAACAGGACTCAGTGTCACTCTCCCGGCTGCAACTACTCTTGGGAATGCATTGGTCGCTGTTGTTTTCGGTCAAAAAGGCATAGATCCATTTGGCCAGCGCACAGATACAAATCCCTATCAAAGTACACAGAACGCAACCCCGGCTCCTGTCCTTAATGATAACGAAAACAATACTTGGGCTTCGTTAGTCAGCATTACAAATGTGGATATGATTTCTGCTACCCCAGTGTATCCTTCCACTTCGGAATCAGACCCAGATCTTTTTGCTCAGTATCCCAGTGTTTATGTCTTTGATGCTTTAAACGTGGCAGTCTCGACTCAAACCGTTAATGTACGTGCCAGCTACTTGGGTCAAAACGTTCCTTGGAATTCTAAAGTTAGCTATCTAATTGGTGACGCAGTTAATGTTAGCGGAGTTGTCTACGTTGCTACGGCTCCTAGCCTTAACGTAACACCTCCAAACGGTGGTTATTGGGCAGTTGTTGCCACTCCTTCTTCAGATTCACGTTTTGCAGGTGGCCCAGGCAAACCTGTATACGGTGGAATTGATGTAGTCTTGCTGGATTTTTCCGGTATTGCTACTTCTAGCGCAACAGACGGAACACCAGTTGCTGGTACTTCTGTTGCCAACCCGGCCACTGCTGGTTCTCCGGGTACAATCACAACCACGTCAAGTGGCGATCTAATTCTTGCTGTTGGTCTACAAAAGGACAGCAATGAATTTTCGGCTCCTACTGGTTGGACAGTTGCTTGGTCTGGAAAGTTGATTGGTTCCGAAGAACATTATGTTATCATGTATCAGATACAGGCAGCGTCAGGTGCAATTACTCCGGGCTTTACGAACCCAGTCGGTCGTACAGCTGCAGGATCTGATATTGGTCCTACTACATCAGCTGGATACGAGACAATCGTTCTTGCAGCAGCTTTAAAACATAGTTAATCGAAGAATGACTCAAAGTTTCTCTTAGAAGCTGGATATGCCATTCGATCCGGAGGCCTAAAACCTCCGGATTTTTATTGTCCAAAATGCGGAACTTCTCTAAAATGAGTATTATAGCTTTTAGAGGATGGAAATTAGACAACACTCCTCCTAATACAATCTACTGTAAAAATTCGAGAAACAGGTATTTTCTCAATTTTTCAGGAAAAATTCTGATGGGAAGGTAACATGGCTGAAAATTCTGCTTATTTTGAATCGGTAGTCGCAAACCGTTCAATGCTTTTGACTGATGAAGAATCGCTAGAAGGACAGATAACAATATCGCAGGAAACCTGTGGAGATCTGCAAGAAGAAAATATCCTCACTTACATTCAAGACAACTTCAGCACTTTCCTCAAGACACTTCGTTTCCTAAAGAAAGAAGATCAAGAAATGCTGCTCAGCTATTATCTGTTGAGCAAGACTCAAAACACACTAGCTCTAATTCACAAGTCTACCCAGACAGTTTGTTCATTCCGTATACGCATGGCGGTAAAAACTCTAGGAACATTCTTGATGATGGGGGAACCAACGGTTGAGAAAATGCATGAAGTTCTAACCACTGCTGGATTAGAAAACTCGATTCCGAAAGTTGAACTAAGCAAGATTGTAGACCTGTATGTGAAGACACGAAACTTTCAGAAAATTTCAGACATCTACAAATTGCATCGTCCTGATATTCGGCGAGCTATGAGTCGTGCCAGTAAGCAAATGATGGAGTCAAAAGATCCGCAAGAACATGCTCTGGGAGCATACATTCATAGTTTAATCGATAAGGCTAACCCGGCTGGACAAGGATTCAGCAAACGCAAGATTGCAAAACAGTGCCACGTATTTCGTTCAGATCCAGAGATCCTTGGAGCATTTCGTATACGAGTGGACGATCCAGACTTTGACCAAATGTTCGTATCCCGCGCAAATCGATAGCAACTTTATTGCCTTTGTTTTCGTTGCAAGTGGAGCACATGGTTTGAAGATTGCTTAGTGTATCTTCGCCGTTCTTCGATTTGGGAATGATATGGTCTTTGGTCATTAAGACTTCTTTATAGGTCCCATTATCCCTTCTACGGAGAGCGTACAGATTTAAGTGCCAATGGCTTCCATTCATAAGGCGAAATTCATAACGATGTTTCCCAGTCCCCTTAATTTGAATAGCTATTCGCTTGGCACTGCGTTCTTTTGCAAAATACAATCCTTCAATTCCACAATTTACACAGAACACTGAGCGTTGGAACACGAGATATCGTTTTGAAACTAGATTGATACCATCCCCATTGAAATTTACACCAAAGCGGCCCAGATTGTTGAAGACATACTCACGACTGAAGACACCACGACGTTGGTAGCCAGAATGGTATCCATAGAAGAGCACTACTTGGTCACCACCAAGCGTAGATTGGAAGGTGCCCAACTGGAGCGTTCACTTTTGGATGATTTCGAAGCTGATAATTTTTCCGAAGCTGGCATTGACGATACTTCGCTGCACATATTGGTGAGGCGCAAAGTACTCAGGCTCACGGACAAATTACCTATCAGCGTTAATGCTTCCACTTCACTCATTGAAACGATAACAACATTTGGTTCTTTTTGAATTATCACCTAAAAACTCCTTCTTATGCTGATTTGTCCACAAAATACTTAGGAGCCAGCAACTTAACCAACTCCACGGAGAAAACATACTCTTTCCCATTCTCAGTACGGCACAGAACAGGATTCTTACTGCGACGAGGAAGAAGTCCAACAATCTTGAAAACTCGGCTTTCAGAAGAAAAGGTTTGGTCAAGCCATTCTGGCTTCAAACCGTATGTATCAGCATACGCAATGTAATTTTGGCGTTCTTGTGTAATCGCTTCTCCACTGGAAGTTTTCAGGCAAACTTGCAGTTTGAAAGTCGCAGTTGTCTCGGAGAAAGCGGCATTGCCCGCCTTTAAACTAAGGCCATGCTTTGCACCCAGTGGAGCTAGAGCGGCGTCGATGTCGTCACGAAGTTCCTTGAGAAATTGTTTATCCAGTTTAGCAATCATGCTCGTCTCCAATCTCGCATGTTGAGAATTTTCTTGACCCGGTGCACGAATTCGTCTACATCGTCCTGATGAATTTTGATGTTGTAATCATTGCGCTCGCCCACAATGCGGAGACCCGAACCAACGTATCGGGTAGAGGCTTTGCAAGCAAAGTATGAAACTTCTGCCGGAGGTAATCCTAAACGATCGCGGCAAATTCGACTCAAGCGAACAAAGTGACCATCGTCCTCGTTGTCATCTTGAAAAGTACCCATTGGAATCATATGAGTACGGACAGTCTCAACAAAATCCTTCACTTTATCGGTTGGGATGCTGCCATTTTGGATTTGAAACAAAATCTTTTGTTCTTGAACAACCGCTGCAGCTACCTTTGGATCGAGTTCTTGTTTCTTTACGATGTAGTCTATTGTGAGATACATCAATCGAACTCCTTTGAATTAGTTACAGAGATAATTGCCATAATGCCGTTTGTTCATGTACACAGGTTGGTCCCAAGGATACAGATTGAAATCGACGTTGCCCAATTCGACTTTAAGAGATCGTTCGGAATTCCAACCGTCTTTACCTGCGCCCCAAACGCTTCCCCAATAGACGGCAGGAGTATAAGGTTCCAACTCATTTAGAAGTGCGGCTCCAGCAACGGTGATAATCCAAGGGGCAGTTTGTTTCTGTCCAGCTTTGGCGATGAGATCCTTGCGGCGCATGTAGGTCAATGTGGAGTTACCTTCCAGGCTGGGAAAAACATTCGTAATTTCAGAGGTACGAGCACCATTAATGCTACAAAGTGCCAGCATCTTCAAAATTCCGTGGGTAAGACCACCGTTCAACCGTTTACTCATATCGCCTCCACTTGTATACTACGAGGGGTGTAGATGAAACGGGTAAGCAGGTACACTATAGCCCTTTTATGGAAGTGGTTGGTTTCTGATGTACTTGCCAAACTCGACTCACACGACTACGGCGTCGAGGCGACTTAGACAGGAAAACAGGAACCTTAGTATGACTGTCGCAAAAACGACGACCATAGAGTGCTACATAGTGACCCGTAACATTTACAATTACAGCATGCTCGGCGAATTCCTTTTGATGTTTACGGGCATATTGAGCCAGAGTAGGCTTGCTATCCGACGTGTAGTAACCATAAACTGTGTACTGTCCAATTTTGCGGCTTTGATGAATGTACTCTTTGTAATAGGTGTGAATGGTGTATAGTCGATAGCCTAATGCGTCGGCAACTCGTTCCATAAGCCAATTGGACATACCAGAAATTTGTTCCCGGCCACTGAGTTGTTTAGCTACCTCTATAATCTTTGAAACAGGAACTCCTGTGGTAGCCGATAATGCAGCCGGACCGCACCAGAGTGTGGATTTGATATCATTCTTCACAGGCAAAAGCTTGTCCATGAATTTGATTCTCCTCAAATGTTGCGACAGACTATTTGAAATGACACAGAATAGGAAGGCCGATACTCTGCATCTTCTACCGAACTGCTCAACTGAACACCTGTTTCTTTTTGAAAATGTTCTGCAAATTTTGCCAAACGAGACGCTCGTTCTTCGTCTGTTGTTCCTTGCCAATCGCCCAGGCCGCATCCAATTGCATACAGCTTGCACAATTTATCTAAAAGATGCATCTCTTTGTCAGATAGAGATTCGCTCACGCTAAATTTCCTCCTCTCTTATACTACGGAAGACATTGATAAAACGGGTAGTTAGGTGTAAAACAAAACGGATCTGCACTGGTTAAATGCAGACCCGTTTAGTGGGAAAATGATTTATGCAGCAGTTGGAGGTTCAGTACCTTGCGCCACAGGAATAGTAGCCTTGGTTGGCATCTTGGGCTTACCGCTTTCATCGCGGTCGTTTACCCAACCTTGACCACCGGGGCCAGCATTGGCTTCCTTGGGTTCTTCTTCGACTTCTGTTTCGTCGACCTTGGGTTCTTCTTCGACTTCTGTTTCGTCGACCTTGGGTTCTTCCTTTTCAACTTCAGGAATATTACCTTCTAATTCTTCTTTGCCTTCATCAATGAAAGCTTCTTCCGCTGGAGTTGTAGTCAATTCAATGCCCATATTCTCAGCAAAAGCTTCTAGACCAGCAGCAACGTCATCCAAATTGTGGAATAGATCATTCACTGCTTCGGCCAATAGCTCGGGATTCTCTGTTGCGATTTGACGGAACTTTGGTCCTAGAGCACGACGTGCAGCAATACGAGTCTTCAAGGAAGCTGTCCGAGGAGCGTCGACCAAATCCAGATTCTCACGGAAAGCATTTATACGATCAGCCATTTCACCAAAGGCTTGCGTTAATTGATCAAGAGCTTCGGCTGCTTCAGGAGCTTGCTTCTCAGCAACAAAACGTAGCCGCGCAAACTTTGTGCTCGATGCCTTGCGAGCCTTGATTTTCTCCACTATAGATGCACGCTTGCTCGCGACGGTGTCTGGGGTCTTTGCTTCTGACATAACTTCCTCCTGTTGAGTGGGTTCCGTAGCGGCGGGAGCTTCCGTGGTAGCGGGAGCAGCCTCAGCAGGAACCTTGAATCGAACTTCAAACCATGAATCTTTTGGCCATGGATGATAGTTGTCATCAGATCTTGTAATTATAGCATTAGGAACAAGCTTCTTTATGGCAGCCGCTAATCTTTCAGCTGTCATACCATGACGATAAAAATACCCACGTTTTACAATATACTCTTGATATTTACCCGACCAACCGATGCTATCAGCAAGAGCAGCATCTTCAAGCTTTTTGATAATCTCACGGTTCGCACCAGCGAGATGTAATGAAGCACTCTTTAAACTTTGAATGTGCAAACGCTGAAATGGCAAATCAGGCGGAACAGTCTTCTTCATTGAAAAATCCTCTTTTCCAGAACTAGGTACGTTTTCCTCTCCCGTACCGGGTATAATAGGACCTACTCCCTTTTCTGGTTCGTTTTCTTCGGCTTGATCTGAAGGCACTCCACGATTGTTAACATTTATTTGAGGATTCTGTTGATCCTGCAAACCTTGTGTACCGCCCAAACCTGGTGTAGCAGCTTCTTGCTCAAACCCGCGTTCCTTATCGGAAGTTGGAGTATTTTCATGTGGAAGCCGTCCTGTGTCATTCTCGGAAGTTTGTGGACGAATGCCGTCATAGAATTCATGACCTATTCCAGCAGTTTTCTGATCTGAACTGACATGGCTAGGAGAGTCGCTATAAGAGCAACCTCGTGCGTGACCTTCTTCACAAGCAGAACAGATTGATTGACCGCATTCAGGACAATTAAATTGAGGCGCATTACAGCAAGATGAATTAGGGAGCGAAGCAGTTTTCTTTTCTTTCATTTCAGGATCGCATTTTTCACAGTAACCTGTGGGACCAACCATAGTTTCTTTACCACATTTAACACACTTACCTGTATGACGGCGGTCCCAAATAGCAACTTTGTTCAATAATTCAGCTTCCATACGACATTGAATAACAGAAGCAAATTTAGATGCTTCTTTCCCATAAAATTCTTCAGCAATTACATCTGCATTGCAACAATTCGATCCGCCGTATGAATATTCACCTTCAGTCACTGTACGGCCACAATTGCTGCATACTGCGCCAGGATGTTTCTTCATTTCTTCTTCATGTGTGCCAGGTTTTGCAGTTGTTATTGCTTTTTTCTTTACAGGATGAAACTTAACATCTGATTTAGCTTTACTTACTGCGCCAGTTCCACCACAATGATGACAGTTTGCAGCTTCTTCATCAGACCAATCTTCGCAAACAGGGCAGGGATATTCATCTTTAGCTTGCTTTTCTATAGGTTCGGTTGGTTGTTGAATATTTTTGTCAACAGTGTCGGGAGATACAACTTCAGCTTTAGCTTGAGAAATATCTTCACTGATATCATCAGCTGTTTTGGAAAGTTGCTTCTCTAATTCTTTAATCTTACGTTCTGCTTTTTCTCGTTGACTAGGACGCTTGGCTGTATCACGTTCTTTCTTCCAAGAATCCAATTGACGCTGAATATCTTCATTTGCAATTTTAGAAATTGCCAAATTTTTTCCCTCATCCGTTTTAGCTACTTTTAATGAAGATGCTTTTGCTGGCGCAGCTTTAGCCGGGGTTGCAGCGTCGGGCAGGTTATCTACAACAGCCGCTAGTGGGCTGCCCTCAAGCTTATCTGCATTTTCTTCTACATATTGCTTCACGAGCGGAGCAAATTTCTGATAGTAGGACTTCATTGAGTCAAAACCAAGACCTTTAGGATGCTTATCATCTTTAGTCTGTTTTGCCCAATCGGGATAGATGTCTGAAATTTTAGGAATCGAATGATCGTTTACAATCCAATCCACAATAATATCCCAAATCTTCAAGAAATTTTGAGCAGTCTCAGAACGCTGACTCTTATCTAGCCACTCAGCAAATCCTCTACGAAATGCCTCCATATCGGCTTTAAATTCGGCTAGTTCCTGACCAGTTGGAGCTACAGCATGTTCTTCTGTATCAAGAACATTGTACTCTTCATGCTCTTTATCTCCTACGTTCGGGCCACCTTCTGCAGGTTGATACATAGGATCTGTTAAGGGATCTTGCATCTTATCGATGAATTGATTAGCTTCCTGTTTGCGACCCAAGAAAGTAGACAGCAAGAATTGTGTGACTTGTTTTTCTAAAGGCAATTGTTGCACAGCAGGAGGGAATCGTTTGATTGCTTCAGCAAAGCCGCCCTTACCTTTATTGGGATCTAAGACGCGACGATCACCTAGATTAGTGATAATAATTTGATGAATGGCTTCGTCTTTGATTTCGTCGTCACCCTTCAAACTAGGATAGAATTTCTTCTGGAACCACTTTGCCCAGTTCCAACTTTCATCCACAGGAAGACCTGCTGCCCGGATGTAGGATTTGACATATTCATCCCAATCCTCATTGTAAGCCAACACGTTGCGTAACCATGCGGCTATCTTTGCAGCATAGCGATTCACGGGATAAAAGTTAGCGGGAGTCTGAACGGGCTTCCCCTGAAGATCTGCCAACTTAAAGACATATCCGTCAGGATCGACGACCTTGGCCCGAACACGGAATTGTGTACCGTCAACATTGGTAACAATGGATCCGGTCTCGAGCAAGTGAGCAACCCGGCTGAGATCCGCTGTATGCTTTTGAGGCTCTGTTTTTACAGTGCCCAAAAGTGAGGCGGTCAACTTCATAGTTACTCCTTAGTCGAGCACTTCGTCGTTCGGGTTCCAATCTTGCTTCTTGTCATCCTTGAGTACATTTTCAAGTAAATCGATATACTCAGAATGATCTTTGAAGGCTTGCGCATCTGCCGGAGTGGGTCCTTCGGTCTTTGTATCGACCTCTCCTGCAACTTTAGCAGTCATACGCTTTACTTCCGATGCATACAGTTCGTTCATCGAACCAGCATCTACTGATGCAATTTTCTTTCCCTCATTGGCCATGATGGTAAGCTCCTAAATGAACACAGAAAAACCGTGCTCTATGAAATAGCTACATAGTTGGGATTTTGGTATTTCACCGGGTAATTCCTACTCTCTTAAGTGATTGTCAAAATTGTTTGCGCTTTCAAAGGCACAGCACTGACAATAATCGGATTGAACAGAGCATCGTAAGCTCCAATTGTAAGCGTGGTGGTTGATGTAAAACCGCTAGGTACAACATAGACTCCATTTCCTACTGTGCTCAAGAATCCCGAATTCAATCCACCTAAAGAATCATTCAAGATTAAATCAACCGGAGAAACATAAGTGCCGTTGTTTAGACCTACATTGGCCTGAATTTCATATGCTGCAAAGTATTGACTGCTCTGTCCACTCACTCCTCCAATTGTGACATTCAGGGAACCTCCAGGGATTCCTTGCGTAATGAAGATGTCAAGTTGCGGCTCAGTAGGACCAGCTGTAACGTGCACAATATGCTGATAGATGTTAAATTGAGTATCACTAACAGAGACAGATGGACTTCCAACTGTTGGTGCAATTAAAACTGCTACCAAAAGTGTATTTCCTGGCGCGGTTGGAGCTAATCCAAAAGGACCACCACCAGAACCTCCTGATTGTTGCACGATAGTAACAGAGTTCCCAGTCAATCTAAAAGTGAAAAGAGAAGCAGCCCAATCGGCGCTTATGCTTCCTGTTGCAGAACCAGAAATAGGAGTTACTGAATTCAAAATCTTATAGTAGGCTGCTCCAATACCTCCGCCTGGAGGTTGATTTCCAAAATGAGACCAACCAACATCTGGTGTAAAGAAATCTCCATAGGCAGAAACCATAAAAAATAGCGCGACTTCAGGACTGACAGCAGGTGTTAGAAGCGGAGTAGTTACTGCTGTGCCTGTGCCTGTTGAAGGTTCTTCTGTATCGAAAGTTGTAATTCCATTTATCATTTCGGCATCAAAAGCCGTGGTTCCTGTTACTTCGGTTAAATGCCAAAAAGAAGTAGGACTATCAGCAGCAACCGCTGTTTCGTAAGCAGCTTGACCAGTGTTAATGAAAGCATTGTAATGAGTAGTAATCTGCAACGCGGTTAAAACAACTGTATCCCAGACAGAAACATGAGAAATAAAAGAATGCATATAGGAAGAAATTGCAGGCCAGCCACCACCAACTGCACCAGGACCATTTGCAATTCGCCACCAGCCATTTTGGGAACCTACATTAGAAGTCACAGGTGTGGAAAGTATAAGTGCCCCATCGATATAAATATCCAGGTAAGCACCATTTACTGTTACAGCACAATGATGCAACGATCCATCATTATAAGCGAGAGGAGTTAGAGTAGAAAGTTGATTGCTAACGCCATTGTAGAATCCGGCTCCAATCTTACCTGCCGTGTTCATGAAAACACCAAACAGGAGTGAGGCATCTGGCGGAAGTTGATTTGGACATGCAGTTACAAAAAATCCGCCAGCAGTAGTTGTTGTTTGAAACCAGAACTCTGCGCTAACATTAGGATTGTAATTCCATGTAAAATAGTTGGCCGTATGGGTATAACCAGTACTTCCACCAAATTCCACTCCAATTAATCCGGGTGAAGTGATCTTTACATTTTGTACATTTACACTAGCCCATAAAAGATCGACCGATGTATCATGAACTGCCGGATTAGGAACAGCTGCAAGACTAATGGCAGGAGTTATACTTTGATCTCCCGAAGACGAATAAGTTCCCATTAAAGCCAATCCCGGTATAGTAGCTGGACTTCCTGCGGAATCTTTAAAAGGAGGATTCGGCATGTGGCAAGCAACTTGAATCACACCCTGAAGATCAAATTGATCCTGTATGTACATTAGGTAACGATTACCATTTGTATCAAAAGACCAAGTCTTAACCGGGGTAAGCACGCCGTCGATGTAAATCTCTAAATCTCTAATAGGATTGAACGCGCCCAATGGACCAGCTGAAGAAAAAGGACCAGTAAAGGGACCACAATTGAGCACAATTCGATTCGGAAAGGGACCGTTAGTTTGTATGCTGATAACCGACATTACTTTTCCTCATACTTACGGTATTTATTCAGTTCTTCTTCCATCAGATCTTCAAATGCCTTTTCTTCCTCTGGTGTTCGCTTTTGATATTCCAACGGAGGCGGCATCTTTTCCGGTTTGCGCCACTTCTGCATTCTCTCACGGATTTTATCCATGAGTTTCTTGCGCCAATCAAGTGGTCGTTGTATCCAAGCTGGCAACTTAGCAGGTGCCTTTTGTTCTTCTAAGGTTGCAGGTTGCTCGCGCTCTACCTCATGAGGTTCGGATTTTTGAGCTTCCTCTTCGAGATCCTTAAGATGCTGTAAATTCTCTTCTTCCTTCTTACTCAATTCATCAAGCATCCTCTTCTGAGTTTTCTCGTCTCTAATTGTACGAATCTTATCGACTAACTTCTTCCGCTTATCCAAATCTTGATCCTGATGCTTCTGCTCTTCTTGTTGTTTCAACAATTCCTTGTTACGCTGTACTCGTACCTTGCGCAAAATGTTAGAAATGTTGTGCTGAACTGAAGGCAGAATACGATCCATTACAGCTTTACAATGCTTACAGATAACAAAATGAGTACGAAGATCTAATCGCTCGGTAGGAGCCGTTAGCAAAGGACGAGGTTCCCCTTCTAACCCATCCCGTTGATGCAGGTTCCACTGTGCTCCCCAATACAAAAATGCAGGACAGGAACACGATACCCGTACATCTAAGTCTTGTGCACGAGTAGTCTCTTGAATCTTGCTAACATCAAAATGTACACGAACATCGTGTCCTGCTGGATCACTATCGGGCAAATTACAAGTAACTTTATATCGTAGATAAAGATCAGGAGGATTACTATCTTGTAAAACTGGAACGCAACCGGGTCGATTTTTAACAGAGAAAGCATTAGTCTGTTGAACTAGTTCGGGAAGGGAAATGGCAACCTTATGAGTCTTGGGGTTCAGCAATTGACCAAGTTTGACTTTGATGTACACCCGTTCGTCCATTTGAGAAACCTACCCTCAAATTGGTAACGGGTAGTTAAATTGTTGGTTCTGAGGTTACTGGAGTCGGGGTTGTTTCTTCTTCTGTAATGACTGTTTTGGGCTTTTTTGTTGATCTATTGGATTTGCTAGGGGCAGAAGTTTCGTTTGCCGTAGCAGGAGCTGGAGGAGCAGGAACCACCACAGGGGATTTGGCAGGAGTCTGATTTGTAGTCTCTTCGAAAATACCAGCTTTTACCATTCCAGCCATACTTAATGGTGTCTGATGTAGCACCTTCACAATGTTAGCATTACGATAGACGGTTAAACGTTGAGCAGCTGTATCATAGAGTAGAACATCTCCGGTTCGGAGGTAAAATTGGCAATCTTCAACGCACAAAGTGGCTTTGACAATGTAACTTTTCTGCATTCAGGAGGCTCCAAAGATAAATACTAGGAATTTGTGTACAATTAAGGATTTGATAGCGAAAATCTGACCCTAAAATGAAAATGGGCTGGATTTCTCCAGCCCATCTCACTAAATCTAAACGACGCCAAAGTTTACAGTTCACCAACGTTGCTGGTCGAGTTGTAGCGACCGTTAACAGTGAGACGCTGTACACCGCTTGGGTTGAAGACCAAGAAGCCAAGGTTCTCAAAAATCGAGAAACCAATCTGGCGTAGGTCAGGACGATCGGCGGACATAACCGTGAGAGGAATACGCTCAGGGATAACACCAAGGAACTCAGCATCAGCCAGAATGTAGATAGAGCCGTAGCCCACACGACGAGACTGGAGAAGCGTTGCGCCCCAGAGGTAGCCCATAACGCCCGTCTTCAACAGCTTGCGCTGTGTTTCACGGTCGATATTCTGTTGCGTCCACTTCAACAAGTCGGTATAATCACGAGGATTGAAGAAGATGAAGTTCACAGAGATATCATGGCGTTGGACCTGACCGAAACCATCGGCCATGGAGTTGATGTCCACGGGTGCGTTGATTGCGATATCAGGGTTGTAAATTGGATCAAAGGTGCTCTTACCAACAGCGGTTGTTGCGATGTTATCGAACAACGTGAAGATATAAGCGTCTTCCTGTGCACCAACTTCGGCTTTCGCCAAGTTGAGTGAACGGGCAACCAAATCAAATCTACGTTCTTTGATTTGGGTGATCGGAATCATTGGATTGGACGCGATTTCAAAGGTTGGCACGGTGACGCGCTTTGGCTTTGTCACACGGACCACATCGCCACCTTCTTCACCAATGACAAAGGCTTCTACGAAGCTTCCACCAGGGGTTGTGCCCACGGTTTCGGCTTGGGTATCAAATTCCTTATCATAGATGGGCAATGCGCCATCCGGAAGCGTTTCTACCATCAATGCCTTGCGAGCGATTGACATGTAGTCACGGCGACGACGGAGGGATGGACCCAACGAGGCCGCTAACTTTTGACGACCACCTGCAGTCTTGAGTAATTGACCGAGCATAGCCGTCTGTTGCTGAGTACGAGATAGATTAGGCATATATTCTCCTTAATGTCCTTTTCTCTTAGAGCAGAGACGCTACACCGAGCCAAGGCTCGGACGCAGACGGTACGTGGAAGCAAATTCCAACTGCTGGAGAGGCTGACCCCTTCAGTGCACTGGAAGTATACTTTCCAACGTTGCTGTTTGTGTGTCCGCCGCAATATACATAACCACCCTGTAGGAAGTTTGCGTTTGCGTCGTATGCTTCGTTGTTAACATTGCCGCGCCAAAGAGCACGAACAACTGGTGCCTTGCGGGATCCTGCTGGTCCAATTGCGCCAGCGAATTCGCCAGGTCCATTTAGCAACGTTGCGTAAGGAATGCCGGAATTATAGGTTGAATCTGTAAGATCGGCATCACATGGGGCAATAACGGGGGAGCCAGCCACTTGTGGCTGATTTTGAGCAAGAGTCACGATGCACATAATACGTCCACCGAGAAAACCTGCAGCAGTCAAAACTGCCTGGTCCGTGCCGGGATCGCCAGTGAGCGAAACATCTGGAACTGTCGTTCCGTCGTTCTGCCCATAGTAATCAAGCTTAAGAGCCATATGGATCTCCTTGTAAGATCTGTTGCGTTTTTAATGCAAGTTCTGCTTCCTTCACCAATCCAGCCACTCAATGAAGAGTAGCAAGGACTATAGATCAAGAGCAGTGTGGTGTAAACCACGTTTCATTGAAGGGAATGTTAAGCGAAAAATTTCATTAATTAGCGAATGAAGATGGGAAATTCTCAGTAAAAACCGCTAAATCACCTATTCCATACGACCTCTTATCATGATGCTTAATTTGTGGGGAGAAGCAGACGTTTGAAGAGAAGCAGTAGAAGAAGGAGAAGCTAGAGGAGATGAAGCGGAAGTACTTCGTCTTTCACCAATATGACGAACATAGCCTTCCGGCAGAATAGCAGCGTAAAAACCCAACTGTTTGTGTAATTCGCTTAAAGCAGATTCGCTCGCTAGTTCAATTTTGTTGCTAGTGTACTTACTGTAGTTTCCAATGGCTTTGTAATCACTAAGACGTCTAAGACCTGGATTGAAACTAAAGCCGTGCCAAATCTTATCAAAATCGTAGCCCATGACTTCAAAAGGAAATTGTTCTAGTTTTACAATAGGATGATAATTAGTATCACTATGCGCTCGAATCCAAACTTGAATAATTTTTGGATAATTTTCTAAAATTTTCATGCTCTGTTCTATAAATCCAGAACGATAGAATTCCCAATCTTCTTCACAATGAAAAATGTAAGGAGTAGCGACTTCTTTGTATGCTCGGTCGATAGAAGCGACTTGACCTAAGTTATTTACATTCTTAAGATACAATGTATTAGGAGGCAAATTTGAAGGAGCCTGACCCAATCCATCTTCAACAATTATGTACCGTTCAATAGGATAGGTATTGAATTTAGCAAAGCTATCCAAAGTACGTTCTAGCAAATCTGTTCGATTACAAGCCGTTATAACAACTGTAACTGCAAGTGAAGGATCAGCTATCGTCTTTTTTGCTCTAACTTCTTTTGGATTATGCATCCGTCCACGAATCATAATTTCTTGATGTTGACGAATTTGCACTCCCTTAGCAACACCTTCTTGAATTTCTTTAGGCAACGCATAAAGTTGTTCCATTTGAGCCACTGTACAAGCATGCATAGAGACATAATCGTGAAATTCAGGAAGTGCTTCTACGGTGATGTAATGATTGTTCAAATGAGACACTAAGAATCTGGGATCTTTATTCATCCTGATATTATTGGCTGACATCACTTGACCTGTTCGATAATCTTCAGCCCAATAATTAGGATCTGTAGAATCAGGAGCACCAGCTGCCACAACTAATTTAGCCGCTTTTGAACTCAACCAATAACCCGAGCCGCCACTGATGTATTGCCCTTTATAATCTTTTTCGTCACCAAATCCAAAGTAATCGTATCTTTCAAATCCACTCTTTAGCATACGATCCACATAAACAAATGTATCATCATCACATTTATAAATGAAATCGAATTTGTTTTCTACTCCCCAATTCCAAATAGCACGCATTTTATGAGGAAGATTAGTATAGTCATCAGCTACATCCAAAAGAACTTCATCTGCTAAAGGAAGACGTTGCAAGCCTTGTCCATAAAACAATTTGTGTACGACTTCAAAAGGGGTTTTCAGGTCCTGAAAATCTTTCCACCAAGTACCGCGAATACCTTCGATACGATTCTCGCTTACTCTAGGAACACCCATGGCATACTTACCATAATCATATTTCGAACAAGCGGGAACAGCGATGAGAACACGAATCGAAGCCATTAGATATCCTTATCCGTGAATATAACATCACCATATTCTGTGTTGAAATTCAATCGTGATTTTCCGTCTGAATTGTAAGCATTTTTGTACAGATTCCCTACTTTAGTGATTGTAGCATACTCCATCTTCCCATTTGAACCGCCTTCTTTCCACCAACGTAGGTGAGTACTCAGCATCAAATCAGGTTTACGTTCGGCAAAGAATTTCCAATCCTCTAAGATTTGCACTTCGGCACCTTCTGTATCCATTTTAATAAACAACGGATCAGGAATGTCTTTGCAAAATTCTCGGAGTGTAATACAAGGCACAGTAACTGAATTCTCTTTGCAAGTCTGTCGTGTGCAAGAACAACCTAATAAAGCGCCACCCATAGAAGTAACTCCTATGTGACCCATTAAAGCAATGTTATAGAGAGAAATATTTGACAAGCTGTTAACATTGATGTTCTTGTTCAAGATTTCCCAAGCTACTGGATCAGGTTCAATGCCATAGACACATTTGTATAGCTTAGAAGCAAACAATGTATCAGCACCAATCCAAGCACCAATGTCGATGCAAACGACATTAGGTGAAGCAAAATGTTTAATTGTAGAAAAATCGGATTTGTAAACTCCATCTTCAATCCATTGCCAATAATCAGCAGGATCCTGTTCTACCAGAAAAGTGAAACCATGAATATTCACATTTCTCATTTTTATACTCCTCTACAATAAGTGCAAGAACAAATATCTGGACGACGTTGTCCATAATTCCAATTATGAGGTACTTCCCATAATTGAGATACAGGCGGAACAGTAATTGCACTCACTTCAGGAAACTTTGCTTTCATTTCGTATAGTACACTAGCAGGGCAAGGATGCACAGCAATATACGGATGGTCGCTAGGCAACTCATTAGGATAGATGTTTCCATGATGAGTCTTAAAACTTTGTGCACCATCTAAGAATCTTGTATCACGATAACAATGAATACCATGACGCCAAAGAATTTCTCCTGTCCATATATCACCCCAAAATTTTCCATCTGAGCAAAGGGATGGTGGCGTATCGCTGACTATTTTCATTGCTTTGCGACTTAAAAAGAAACCTGCTCCGCCATGGGCAGTTCGTAAGCCGCGATCTATTTCTAAATGTTTTGGATAATCCAAGCACCAACCCATATAATCATGTTGTTCAAATCCGCAAGCCAATAACCGATTCATCCAAACATAGGTGTCCGTATCGCAACGGAAGAGAAAATCATAATTATTGTCATAAGCATATTTGCTCATCATTCTAGTACGATTAGTACGAATAGGATCGTGAGCATTGTCATATTGACTCTTTTCTACAAGACCTAAATCAGCATCAGAAAAACATTTGTAATCGCAAGCACAATCTTTCAACCATGTATTTGCGCAAGCTATGGCTCTATCTCGATAACGTTGCTCAGTTTTCATTGGAATGGCTATAAGCAGATGCTTACTTTTGCCTATTTGTTCAATTGCTGAAGCACCACTAGCTTGAGGTATAAATTGATCTTCTTGAAGAGGAGGAATCTTGATTTGTGCAACTGTAGTTTTCCAATCAATGAATTTTATTGCTTTATCATCTATGTAGTAGTCAGCTTGAGGTTTACGTGGAAGTATTTCATCATAAGGAACTGCATTTTGATTTAAAAGTTTTTCCATTTGGCTACGTTCAACATCAGTCAAACGGGCACTGTAGATAGCTATCAAGTAGTCTTTACGAAGTAGAGATAGAATTTCAATACAATCAGGAAGTATATTTGCGCCGTCATAGATTACTGCATCAAAATCTACACAGATTCTATTTTTGCTCGCCATTCAAACCCCTCACTATAAAACACAAAAGGCTGGAAATTTGCTTTCCAGCCTTTGTACGCCCGTATGCCTGGGTCCAGGACTCGATCTAGGTTTATCTAGACGGAACAACTTCTACGTTTACTCGTCTCCAATGAATGAACCCATCAATGCTTCGCCAACATTGATGTCGGTAGCAGTCTTGGGAGCAGCAGCCTTGATTGGTCCAGTGTAAGCAGCCTTCTTGGCTTCTGGAGCCTTCTCAAGAACGTTGGTCTCATCTTGCTTGGTACGAACGGCACCCTGCTCTTCAACTTTCAAACTCTCAAGAGCTTCGGCCCAGATATCGCTTTCGTGATCGGAAGCAGCATCGCGGTCGTCACCCTTAGCTGTATCAGATTCGAAATGCTTTGCGGTTTCACTGGTAAAGGAAGGTAGAACATCTATGCCAGCAACATCTCCGGCTTCCTTTGAACCAAGTAGAACTGCGATTGGATCGGCATCAGAACCTTCCAATGAGAACATGTCAACAATTGAAGCGGTTTGAGGTTCCAATGTTGCTTCCAAATCTTGAGAAGCTGAAGGACCAAAGAATGAATCCATTCCATCGGCTGCCTCAACACCTTCTCCTTCATTAGCAAGAGCAGATTGTTTCTCTTCCATGTCATCCTGGTTGAAGATGTTCTCAATATTGAGTTCTTCTTCACCACCAGCGGGAGCACCTTCCGGTCCACCTGCAGGTAGCTCTGCCATTTCGGAAATTCCTTCCTCAGCAGCAGTTTCTTCGCCTTCGATATCGGCCAAAAGACCCTTGATGGCTTCCTCAGCCTGATCGATCTTTTCGGTCATATCCATTTTCTTTTCTTCTGTCAAAACAGTGGCACTTTCTGCCGCTGCGCCAGGTTCTCCTAATTCAGGAGCAGGTGCTTCACCTTCCGGTCCTGCGGGTGGCATAGGTTCTACGCCTTCTGGTCCTGCGGCTGGAGGTGCGGCTTCTTCTGCTGGGGGAGCGGGAGGTTCATCGGCTTTCTTTGAGGTAGCTGCTTTTGGTTGGCACTCAGGGCATCCCTTGCAACCATCATGTCCTGCTTGCTTTGCAGCTTTAAGAGTCTTGTCGGATTCTTCGGACTTGTTAACGGTACTTGCAGGACGTTCGCCAGCCTTGCCAGCATCAGTCTCTGCGGGTTCCGTATGCTTTCCACCACCGCAACCGCGACCGTCATTATAGGTCTCAGTCTGTGGACCAGCATCCTTGCGATCATCAGCGACTTTAACATCGCCCTTGACTTCGGACTTAACAGCGTTGTGCTCCTTGGTCAATACGGATGGATCTTCTAGAAGGTCATTGAGTTCGACCTTGTGAACTTCCTTGAAAGATTCGGCAAGTTTGGTATTATAGGCATTCACTGCTGTCTGCCGTAGAGCCGCCGTCAAAACTTTCGTGGAATTCAAAAGCAAATTAGCTGCGAAATGCTTCTGAATTGCTGGCGGAGCATCGGGTAGCATTGTCTTAGCAATAGTCCAAGCCGAGGCCACGCGGGTCTGGGCATCTTTGGTAATATCGCGCTTGGTTTTTGCTGCTGCCAATTCCGTCTTAAGTGCGGGTTTGGTTGCTGTCTGAGTCATGGTGCCATCCTTCGTCAAGGTAGAAGGGGAAGTTTTGCCCTTCTTTACTTGTACTTCGTAGTTGTTTTCTTTCTTTGTTGAAGATGATTTGCTTGCTACAGGTGCCGGAAGCGGCTCTTCTACAGGTGCTGCGGGTTCTTCTACTGGTACTTCGGGACTTACTGGAGCGGCTGCAGTGGGTGGAGCAGGTGCTCCGGGAGCTACTGGAGGAACAGCAGCGGGTGGTGCGGCTAGAGGATCTTGCATTGGTAATGCTGCTCCCGTTGCCCCATCTGCTATTTCAGCGATGTTGAGATCAAGATCTTTTAGAAGTGATTTCACTTCCTCAGACCAATCGCCATTCTTTAGTTGATCCCATGCACTAATAAGTTCAATCCGCTCGCGCATCTTGCGAATGTTAGTTTCTAACTCTTCTCGCTTTTGCGCAAGCATATCAAAATCGTTAGTCATTTCTTCTGGGGGAAGAACAGCGTCCATCTCAAGAAGTTGATTATCCATTCCATCTAAATCAGCTTCTTTTTGTGCTAATGCCGCCAGCACTGCTTTGTAAACTTTAGACATTATGTAGTCTCCGTCGCAGATCCGCATTCAAAACAGCTGTATCTGTATCCAATTCAAGGTCTTGATAGTCAATATGTTGCGAAGCCGTCTTGGCGAATGCTAACTCATTGGCAGCTTTTGTAAATCTTGTCTTAGGTCCAACCCATTCTTCGGCCACTACACTACGCTTGGCCGCGCCGGGGAAGGCTGGCGTGGCTACCCAACTGGCTTCAACAAACTTTACACCACCGTTGGGCATTGATTTGTGACCACAAAGTTCTGCTATACGACGAGGAACGCCATCTTCATCAGCCAAGAACATACCTTTTTGAAAAGCGAGATGGTTGCAGTAAGTATTGGCGTCTATTACACGTGTGCCACAATACGAACAAATGACTAGATCCGTTACACAACCCATGCTGAGGTAGCGAACCTTTTCGTTACGAATATCTGTGACTAATTGCGTGTGAGAGAGATCGGTTGCTACTAGAATATCACAAAAATAAACCCAACAGGCAGGTGGTGCTATGTTTATCTTGCGCAATTGAGCGTCTAGAATATGCCCCTTAGCATGAGCAGAATTCTGGTAGTGTTCAACGAAGTTAAACGCACCAACAAAGGATTTGTGAGATAGCTTTAGAACTTCATTTGTCCAGGCGTCATCATTATTGTTGACTAAGTGAGAGCATTCCGGCTTGATCAAATAATCATAAGGATCTTCTTCAACCATAACGGACGACATGATGGTACAGTGGGAGAGAAGATATTTACTGGATTCAGCTGCAATCTTTTTTGTGGAAGCAGTTTTCTGCCCAAACGTATTGCGACCATAAATGCTAGCCCAATCCTGTAGAGACAGAATAGGATCTTCTATTCTAGCATTTGCGTATTTCTTGAATGTGCCCTTTATTTCCATGGTCTCTATTAAATAGTCTCTTAGGCTGTAAAAAATGTTCCACACTTCACGCATTCGACCAAATCAGGAGCCGAAGCTGTCTTAGTTTCTCCGTCAGTTACACGTAAAGTACTGGAAGATTTACAGTTAGGACAATTTGGTGCCGTACTTAACTCTTCTGTCTCTTCACTGCGAGTATTCCAATATTCGTTAGCGTATTGAGTACCGACTTCTTGCCATAACTGCTGCATAGTCCAGCCGTTATCTAAAGCTTCCTGTAGCATAAATTTATCTGTTAGGAATGCTGTATAGGCTTTATCTTCTTTTTCTTGAATTTCTTCAACTTGTGAATCTTGATCATTATCTGCTGCTGCAATATTAAATCCTTCTCGTTTTTGTAGATCCAATACAATAGCCGGAACATTTTGATGACCTAAAGCATGCCACGCGGCCAATCTATTTTGACCATCCTCTAAATGATAACTTTTCCAATCCTTAGTCGTTACAACTATTAGAGGAAATCTTTGACCTTTTTCCATCTTTTGTTTATAAGTCCGAGCAAGATCAGCTTGCATTAGATCTTGATAATCTTTAGCAGATAGATCAATTTTACTTAAAGGAATTAAAGATATGCGAGCACTGCCTTCGTCAATGTATTGCTTGTAGCTTTTGGGATTAATCTTCCACAAATAGTATTCTTTCGGCGCTCCAATTTTAACACCTTCTAAAGGTTCCTTGCCGATGATATCTTTGATTTCTTTCTTTACGTCCTCGTCCAAATGACCACGCATGTCGTCTCGTTGCGGAAGCAAAGTAGGAGTATCCTTCTGCTCTACGGCTCCCAGCTTGATCGGCTCATCTTTAACCAAAGCTTTTGATAAATCAGTTGTGAGAGGTGTGACGGCAAGAACCTGTTCAGAAGGAACTCGACCAAAATGTTTCATCCATGGTCCTTCGCTTGATGCTTGTCCCATAGGATCGTTTTCGTCAACTTCCCACTTCTCATTACCCGTATCAAGAGTAACGATGGAAATCTTTCCGGTACCTATACCCTGATTGAAACTCCAATCCATTTTTGCTCCCCAACGAACGGCATCCTTGGGTGAAACGAAAGCAAAAATTTCTCCCTGCCCGTAACGATCTCCACCTTCTCCCTGTATCCAATTGGAAGGCTGCAGAGGCAATAATCCTTTTTTCTTAATCTGTGGAACCTTTGAGGTGTGAGTAACATGATAAAGTTTTCCTGCAGCAGTTTTCTCAAAAGAATTTACTGAAGAAATTTTCTTCAAGTAATCCTTCAATGGATACAAAGTATCGTTGCCCCATTGATTAGTTTCCGAATTAGCATGTCTCCACTCAGGCTTATTTGTATCGTTGTAAGACAGAACTATTTCATCGTTTCCTCTTACAAATTTGTGCTCTTCTCCAAATTGGATATTGGTGGATTTGTAACTAAATCCATTTTTTACTAGTAATTTGGCAAGAGGATGAGATAGAGCTGATTTCTCCAGAGCAGCCGTTCCTGAATCAGCTTGTTTGAGATTTTCTCCATAATCAGGACGACGACGAAGCGGTTCACTCTCTTTAAAGATTTTGTTTTCAGGATTCAAATCGAGATTAGCTCGCTTGCTATAACGACTTTCTATCTTTTGGGCACCTTTTTTATCAATGTCCACTGTTACACTATAGAGACCCCACCCTGCGCCATACACATAAACAACAGGATGATTGCCATCCCAAATAGAACTGGATGTGATTACTTGTTTAGAAACTGGATCAAATTGATACATAGTCCAATCGGTCACACTGCCGAATTGCTGATACCAATCCGAAGTTTCAAAAGCTCCGGCTAAATCTTCGCCAACATCCTCCATATTTTGTTTTACGACACTAGACAACTTCAGATTCACAAATCCTTGTTCTGTTTCTGCTACAGGATCCCAGATTAGACCGCTGTCAGGAACAACGGGTATAGTCAGTTGCGTAAGATCTACTCCTAAACGTGCGGCTTCTGACTGCCAAGGAGCAAAAATGTCTTTATTTGGTTTAGTCTTAAGATTAAAGTGTGAAGGAGCACTGAATCGCTTTCCTTTTTTGTTAACTCCAAATTTTTGAAGGCCAGCAATAAATGCTGCTCGCTCTAATTGCAGTTTAGAAAGACCAGCAGTTTTTTCTTTTTCTTCTCCCTCTTGTTCTGCGCAACAAGCTGTAGGCACAATATGCATTCCCCAGAATGAACACCAAGATTCGCGACCTTGTGAATCAGGCTGTTTAGCTTTGCTACCATATTCGCAACGGTGACAACCAAAACCACCTTGATTGGTTTCCGCGTATTTTGCTTCTTCCTTAGTGAATTTCTTCTTCATCGGAGGCTTATTCTCAGGCTCTCCAAGATGGAACAAACGGCAACTGCCTTTCTCAAAACTGATTGGTCCTTCTACACGCATACATTCGTCTGTACCCATGCGCATATCGCACGAGCCACAAAGATAATTGCCCAAGGAATCATAAGCTATGCCATCTTCGGCATATTGCGCCCATTCGCCAGCTTCATTACGCACATGATCTTCGGCTTCTTCATCATATTTGCCGGGATCAGGAACATTGCCGTGTTCTTCATGTGCTTTCTTTGCTTTGCGATATGCAGCACGAGCTATAATGCCTTGAGGTTCTCCCGACAATCTTGTAGTAATGGGAACTTCTGCGGAAGCAAATTGGGGTTGTAATAGTTCTTTTTCTCGATAATCCAACGTCTTCATTACCATTCGTGCACGCATGCCGTATTTTCCAGCATCGGATCTATCTGTAGGTTCGTACACACCATCTATAAGCCATCCGCCATCTTCAACTTGATTAGGAGGAATTCCTATGCGATTGATAAAATTTACATGGGTATCATGCTGCCAATTAGGATCGGCAAATATCTGACCATCACTGGTACGAACGGCAGCATACTGTCCTTCATCTGGATGGAATGTAGAACGAGGAATCTCACCACCAAGATTAGGAAAACGCTGCAAAACAGCTATTGGAAAAGCAGAAGAAGACTTTTGTAAAGCAAGGGGTTTCATAGGGAAGAAACCATCACACCAATCCATTATCTTAGTGCCACCTACATGACCAATTTCTTCGTATTCTTCTAACAATTCCTTTACCATCTCATCTTGAACTTCTAAGAGATAATCATAGACGTCGTCAGCATACTTGAAATTTTGTAGGAGAAAGGCTTTTCCACCAGCAGCAGAGATGAGTTCATTAAGTTTAATTTCAGTGTAATATTTCTTAGGTTTGCTGCGTTTGAAAATCTTACCTTCTGGATTTAATTCAGGATCTACAGGATCTGTTTTTTGAGTGGGTAATGGAGCTTCAGCTTCTTTATCAGGTTTTTCAGAACTCTCTTTCACTTCTGTAGCACCTTTGCAACCGCATTCCTTTTCATACGGACAGCCGAAATCAGGTGGATGTGTATGGATTTCGAAAGGATGACCACAAGTGCACATTGATGCAGTCTTTTTGGCGTATTGATTCCTGGCCCAATTTATAATTTCTGTGGGATTTACTGGAATCGCATTTGGAAAGTTAGCTCGTACTTTTACGAGATATTTTTCTTGAATGTCACTTAACAGAGCAACAACTTCTTCGGGAGTTTTGCACTGATTCTTGATACGAAGAGGACCGCCAGCAGCTTGTACTAAATCCCAGAGCTTGACTTTTGCAGCCGTAGGAGTAGAGCCGTGTTTCTCATTCTCAGGCTCAGTACCTTTGTAAACAAAAGGATCGTTATAGTCAGGATCAGCATGCCAATCGCCTGTTTCTGTAGCACGAGCAGGATCGGCATACATTTCAAGTAGCGCATCCAAGGCGACTTTTCTTTGCAGGAGTGGATTGAGGCTCTTCATGCGCAACCTTTGAGTTGGCCAAGGCAACTAAACTCTAGTTGTCCTGCCTAAATTAAACGCTGAAGAGAAGTGAACGTCCGGTCTTATCTCCCGAGTTGAGGCCAGCATCCAGGAATTCTCCATAGACTGAACCAGCAACATCAAAGATATCCGTGCATACGATAGAACAATCTTCAGCTACAGCTGCCTGTTCAATTTGATATCCTGTATTGTAGTTCTCCATCCAACAGCCTTCATACACGGTTGCTACAGCGTACAAGCCGGAGTTGCCTAAGTTATTCAAGCCGCCTTCATTTGGAATGTCAGCTGCGGTAGCTTGACCACGATTTGGATCTTCTGAGGCTAGCTGAGAGAAAACGATTTCTGTCTTAATATCAAACGGCCACTTGTGATGTTTGAGCGAACGGACAGCACCAGATACACCAGCTTTATAGCCAAGCATCTGCATAAGATTTGCAAGGTAGAGAGCCGTGCGGGTAATTGCCAAAGTTGTTGGCTGTGTTACACCAGGAACTAGTTCGGCAACCTGGTCACCATAACCTAGACCACGAACTGCATCAACGGTCTTCGATTCTGTGATGGTGAATGAAGAAGTAACACCCAACTTAACGAACTTGCCGACATCAACGGCATGAGTAAAAATCTTGAATCGAGATGAAATGACGGATTCGGTTTGAGCCGATGTTCCCTGTCTGTATATATAGCCGCCTTGTGGCATGATCTGTTCTCCCTTACGGTCTTGCTATTAAGAGTAAAAATAATGTTGTTATCGTTTTTAATTAGCGATCTTTTATGCTGCTGCAGCTGTACGAAGTCCCAATAATGAGGACTTTTTAGCCTTTTCTTTCACCTTAGCAGCTTCTTCCTCGGCAGCCTCTTGCATCTCTTGCTTGTTAAGAACCTTCACAGCATCATCACAGAGAGAATAGGCTTTGTAGATCGTTTCCACAAATTCTCGCACTCCACGAGTGTTATTAACTTGACAAAGAGGCTTGGCATCAAGATAGAGAGCCTTCAACTTTTCACCAAGGGACTCGGCATCCTTTACGGCTGAAGCGAGTTTCATCATATCGGTAACAGCAGGACGCTCCAATTTTGCAGGTGCTTCGTCTTTCATACCACGAGCTTGAGCAACTTCCGGTGTACGACCGCCATCTTCAACAATGTCACCCAATTTACCATCATTGGTCCACTTAGTTGAGCCAGCACCGAATTTCTTCATGACATACTGAGCACCAAAGACACGAAGAATTCGTGATCCCTTATGTGGCGTGTAGCCCTTGTTCTTCATAGACCACGCCAATGCCCAAGGATTGTCAATGCCCGGTTCATCCTTCATTTCTTTAACAGTGCCTTCCCATCCTGGAGGAGCAACAGCGGTCTTAGATTCTTCAGCAGTCTTACTATCCTGCGCCTTCTCACCACTGGAACCTTCCATCACATTTGGAGTTGGGGCAACTGGAACATCGTCATGACGTTTGCCTTCTTCAGCAGCTAGCTTTGGAGGTTCGGCACCTTGTGCCTGAGGAATATCTTTTTGGAAAGCAGCAGCGGGAGCACCTTGCTCGCCAGCTTCTTTACTGTCCTTCTCTTCCTTCTTCTTAAAAGGAGGAGCCTGTTTACCACCAAAAGGTTCTTTCTTAGCAGCAGTTACAGGAGCAGCGGGAGCCGTGGCTGCGCCTTCCTCGGGTTTGGCTGGAGCTACGGGACGATTCTTCAAGATATTTGTCATCTCGATCAAAGCATCTTGCATGCCTTTGTTCTGGGCAAAACCTTCTTGCTTAGGTAGATCCTCAACTATCTTGAGAATCATTTCAGTAGGAACAAAATCTAACGGAGATCCTGTCTTTGCAGTTGCACCAGGAGCCATTGGTGTGGCAGCGGGAGCCGGAGCAGCAGCAGGTTCAGCTTCTTTCTTTTTCTTTGCAGCATAACGAGGAACTTCAACTTGCTCGGGAGCTTTAGGTTGACCGTTAGAATCTCGATCCGTCACCCAAGCATCTGCTCCGCCGCCAGCACCACTTTCTTTTTCAGCGGCCTGTTCGGGAAGAGCACTAGCGCCGGGAGCACCTTCAATACGCTCAGGACGTGTTCCTGCTCGTACTTGAGAGATAAATTCTACATCAGTTTTGACTTCCTGTGCAAATTCTGGCATCTTAGTGTCGTCTAAATAGTCTTCTATGCTGCTTGTTCCATCAGCAGCCATTTCAGCTGGAGTCAAATTCAAGACACCTTGTAGGCGAGCAACAGCTTCTTCAAGTTGGTCTAGTTTTGGATCATGAGGATTTTGATTGAGTAATTTCTCGGCCAAAATTTCGCCTTCACTAATGGCCTTCTTAAGAGTCTCAACAGAAACCAATACTGTTGCTTTTCTCATGTGACGGTTTAGCATCTGTGACTTCATATTTTCTCGTCTCCGTTAAACAATGGTATCAGGAATTACTGGCAACAACATTTGTAGCCGCAAAGCAGCCATTGCCTGCGATATACGACTAGTTATCACACTAACCCAAGCTTGTGCTGCTTCAGATGGATTTGGTGTAATGCAATCCAATGGACCTTGAGTTGGAGGAGCCTGACCTGCAGGAGCATTTGGTAATGCTGTATAGAAACGAGCAGTTTGGCTAGACAACTCAGTTGTTATTCCAACATAAAGTTCAGTAGTTGGAAATTGAAATACGAATTGGTTGTTATTCGGATCAGTAAAATTACCTGCAATATTTACTTTCGGATCACCAAAAGCACCAATCTTTGCTTTGTCAATGCTATCTTGTTGAGCAGAAGGTTGTGAATTGAATATAGCTTGGATTACTACGCTGATGATACCCGAGTTCTGACCAATTACTGTATGAACAAGCATCTATCAAACTCCTAAGATTACAAAGTTGTAGTAACCGAGAATGTAACATTAATGTACAGTAAGCTGAACATCGGCTTGATGTCTACACTAACGTTTACCGTTGTTGGATCAGTTGCATCAGGCACTACGGACAGATTCTTGTAGCCTGACAAAATTTGCTGATTAACCAAACTTACCAAACGAGCATTGCAAACTACAGTAATGTCAGCAACAAGACTGTCTACCAACTTACGACCAATGAATTGCTCATTATCAGCACGGAACAATTGACGAGTATAATCAACAGCAGTTGTGCAAGTTGGTTCGCTGTAGATTGGATTCTCCGGACGAGTGGTCTTATAGTGACGAACCTTAAGAGCACCCGCATTGTCAACCAACAGAGTAAGACCATCGGCTGCCATAAGATCCATAGTTGGGTCATCGTAACGAATCTTCAACTGTGTGAATCCAACTACATTCTGGAAGGTTAGAGTCGTAGCCACATCATTGGCTGGGTTGCAATTCAAACCTGCCAAAGCGCAAGCCATGAATTCACCAGAAACTGGATATTCGATTGAGACACCAGTCAGTGGATCAGTGATAAGAACACCTGCTACAGGATTGCCAATTGCAATCATGCGTTCGCTGTCGAGTGCGATAGCATTTTGGCGTGCCTGGTTGGAACTTGTGAATTGGTCGTAACCTACGAAACCAATTGCTTCAGCTTCAACACGAGGAGCAGCTTGTGTGGTCAAGAAACGGCTCAGAACTTGATGAACCGTTGTGCTAGTGCTCAAAGGAGCTACAACATCAACATGACGATCTTCACTGCCAGGCAAAGCTAATGCCAGACTCTGAATTGCGTTGATGAAATCCTCATCAGAAGCTTGGTTAGTGCCTGGAATCACAGGGACCTGAATTGCAGCAAAGGTCTGAGTGCCATTAAGAGTTAAGAACTGAATACCCAAGCTGAGACGATTAACCGTGTTAGGTGTACCGTAAGCAGCATAAGCATCTGATGGATTAGTATAGATCTTTAGGCCATAATCTGCAGTAGTCTTGTTTACTGTGAAAGTTACATAGTAGAATTGACCAATGCTAGGATCATTTCCAGTACCACGGAACGTGCTGATGATAACTGTATCTCCAGCAGTTGACTGATAGTTAGAAATCACAGTTGTATGCAATCCAGGAATCGCGATTAGGTTGTTAGCCTGAGCACCGGACACTCCTGGTGTACCGCAATTGCGAAGTGCAGGTTGTGCACCACCAACAGCATCAGCCTTAACAACAAATTGAAGTGTATCGGCTGCGCCTGTAGCTGTTCCCGTATCTGCTGCTGCTGGGTAATCAGCATGTGTAAAGGGTGCTGTAAATAGGCTTCCCGTGGAAGTTGCAATTACAACAGTCTGTCCATTTAAGAAAGTAGCTGTTGTCAAACCTGAAAGAGTAACGCGCTGTCCAGGAACAAAACCATTAGTGGCATCAATTGTTAAGACGTTTAGAGACACAGATACATTGGTAATTGTTGCAGTGCTGCCTGGTGTAAACGAATAGGAACCAGGAATTGAAGGCACACCATAAGATGCATGGTCCGCTGGATTCACAATTGTTACACGGAAGCCTGTCTTTACATCAATGTAGGTCTGATCCAAGTAGCCTACGCCACTAGATCCATTTGCACCGATGCTGCTGGATACTGTATAACTGTGAGTAGTAGGAGTCAAGACAGCATTTGAACCGCTAGCCAAATTGGTTGCAGCTGTAGTTACGATTGTTGGTGTGCTGGAAACGCTAGCAGTAATTGCTCCACCATCAAGTGTAAGAGCAGATGGGAAGTGAGCAGCAACCTGAGCACCTGTTTCAAGTGTTCCAGTCCAATTTGCAAAAATGGTGACAGCATTACCATTCACAACCACAGGAACTGTATTTAGAGTTGTAGCATCAATTGCGATGGTAACATTGTTGCCTAGGACACCAGGAGTTGAAGCCGTGAAAGTCAAAGATCCACCAGTGAAGGTTATTGTCTTTGTAGCTTGAACAGCGGGAACAGTTACACTGGCTCCGTCATTGTTGAATGACAAAGTGATAGTTTCATCAACGGCTGCTCCGGCTGTTGCCTGAGCATCCGGGAAACCATAAGGATACACAATTCCAGTAGTCGCAAAGTTGGCAGCTGCAACTGAGTTTGAACCAGCAATCACAAGAGGAGCAATGCGATTTAGCTCATCTGTGATGGTGAAAGTACCAGCAGTTCCATATCCTGGAGTTACAACTTGTACTGTGTATTCATGCGTTGCCAATGTGTTGCGATAGTAGCTAGCATACACACTATTACCAATTGTAGGAGGATTCTTCAAAGTAATGGTTTGAGCCGCACCTGAAAGACGAATTACAGGAACTGCTCCGTTTAGAAATGCTTCGAGAGGGTCCGATCCAACATACACCTGAATCAAAGCTGGATTGTCAGTTGAAATACCTGCTCCAGTGGTTGGTGTATCTTGAAGAGTGAAAACTGCATTCTTGCTGTTTACTGAACCAATAACAGGACGGAGGAAAACTTGCTCAGCAACCAGAGAAGCAAGAACTTCTGCAGGAGTAAAGTTTGCCAATTCGCCAGCAGCCGAGACACCAATTGCTTCAGAAACTGAAGGTCCCCAATTAATTGTTCCACTACCATTGGCATCTACACCCAATGTGTAATCTGTATCTTCAACAAAGTCGCTACGATTTGGTCCGTAGCCAACTTCTACAATGCTTGCAACATTGGCAGCGGGGAGCAAATCAAATGTATTCTGCCATGTGTTGTAAAAATAAGTAGCTGTCAACGTGCTGCCATAAGGTACAGGATTTGCCACAGTGATAAGACCATGAGTACCATCAACCGCTACGACAGGGTTAGGCGAGCCTCCAGCCAAGACAGAAACATTAGCAGGATTGGTTGTAGTAACACCACCGTTAGTTCCATCAGTGATAGGTGTATTCTTAACCTTGAAAACTGTATTTGTAGACTGACCAATACCGCCAGAGAACGCCATTGCTGCACCAGCAACCAGAGCGGTAGAACCTACTCCTGTGATTACGCCAGTGGTTGTAATGTCTCCACCATCCAAGGTTGCGATTCCAGCCGAAATCAAACTCACCAAATTTGTCAAAGTACGAGTGCCCGAAGATGTTGTGATATTGATAACGATTGCATCCGTACCAATTCCCGAAACTGCAAGAGCATCAGGAACAGCCACGCCAGCCACAAATTGCAATGTGACTAAGTTGCCCAATTCGCCTGGATTCTGCAAACTCAAAGGAAGAGAATTGCCACCAGAAGGAGTAACTGTCAAAGTTGCATACTGCGGAATCTGAGCAGACAAATCTTCATTGAAAACTTGAGTGTCGCCACGCTTGAAGAAATAAGATACATAGAGTTCAGTACCAGCTGGCGGAATAACCTGAGTCACAAACTGGCCAGTTGTTCCATTGACTGAAATCACTGTAACCGGAATCTGATTGCCATTAACATCGATAGAGGTGACTTGTACCTTGCTGGGATCAGTTGTTACGATACCCTTTCCTGTTCCATCTACGATCGGGTAATATGTTACTTGGAAAGTGTTCGTGAGACCAGTAACCTGGTTAGAGATATTCTCATTTACAGCCTGGTCGTCCTGGTTGCTGGACGATCCACGGAACAATTCGACGTTGTTCCTTGTGGTAAATTGCGTTCCTTCACCAATCACGACAGGAATGCGTGCGTTTCCGAATAGTGGCTGACCCGCTGTTTCAACTACAACCTGTGTGTAGACGCCGGGTTTGACATATGAACCAAATAGTGCCATTGTGGGTACTCCTCTTGAAAAATGGACCTCTCAAGTGTAGAAGAAAGTCCTAAAATTTCATAACTACTTACGTTTAATGAGTGGAACGCCTGTGGGAGCTTCGTCTTTCCCACCATTGGCAACTTCCACTATTTCTAGCTTTCCATCTTTTATCGGCTGGAATTCATTTCTTCCAGTCATTGTTAGACCTTGTGCGCCGCTCTCTCGACGAACCTTGTCACGAAGTTGTTGACGATGTTTTATATCGGCCCAACGTGCTTCGGCATCCCGTCCTACTGCAACATCAAATGGAACTTCATTTGCAGCTGCCTTATCGGAATGAATCATTGCCGGACCATGAATGAAAGCTTCGTTGGCTCGGCTTCCGCAATTAATACATTTCTTCCATTTTGGATGTTCTTGAGACCAAGGCTGAATAAGTTCCTGCACAAGACCGCAAGAGTCGCATTTATATTCGTAAATGGGCATACAATAGTTCCTTAATTCTTAAGCATAGCTGCTCAGAAACATCGTTGCACCAAGTGCTTTAATCCGTTGGGGCAGCTGTACTTTACCTAGAAAGTCCCCAGAATAAACAGTATCATTCAATTCAAACGCGGCCATACGTGTTACCAAGGGCATAAAGACTTTCCAATCGGCTAAACCAGAAAAGGTTTGTGTTGAAGAAAAAGTAGGATTAACGCCGCTAATATCTCGTTGAGCACTGGAAAATTCTCGTGGAGCTTCTAAGATCGTTACTCCATCTCGTTCCATATTCTCACGTTTAAAAATGAGCAACTCTCGTTTAATCACTTCGGCTAAATCCGAAGCTGTTTGAAGATCGTTAGCTTTACATTCCAGAGTAAAACTGATGTTATCTTTAGAACCAAATACTTCGTAAGTCTCGGTTACTTCAGGATTTACGATAACAGCAACTTGGTCCCCGGCGACAACCCAATCTCCTATAGCTAACCAGAGACCTGGCAATGGATCTACAGGCTGTTGAGTTGTAGGATCTAGATAAATGGTACGCTTACTAGGATCCGTTGGATACTTAGGATCAATTATGGTTTGTTGAAAACCATTCATAACATACTTCTTGCCTCGAATAGTCGTAACACCTGTGTCTATACGAGCTTCCCATCGGAGCCACTGTCCGGGTGTCAGTAATTGAGGCAATGTAATTGTTCCATCGCTATTAACTGGGAGACCTGGAAAATCACCTGCTGTCGTGTG